CTATCGCTCGGGATATCCCTGTTAAGGTAATCAAATCACCGGAGCAACGTGAGTCTGAAAAGGCCGCTGCTCAAGAACAAGCTGCACAGCAGCAACAAATGGAAGCAGCTCCCGCTATGGCTGGAGCTGTGAAAGACATCGCGGACGCCCGCGAAAAAGACCCAAACCTTATCCCCGAACTTAGCGGACTATTGTAATGAAAAGTATAGTTACCTGGAAGCGGAAACGCGACCTACGTGACGCAATGCTGAAACTGAAAGAAGCTGATCCCGTGAGCTGGGATCTTTTCTTGACACAGCTACTGCGCGACACGAGAGTCATTCCACCTAGATTCTTTAAAGATAAAACTGAACTCGTTGCCGGAGAAGCCCTCCGCCGACTGGGAATGGGCTATCTACAAATTCTCGCTGAGGATGATCCTCAGTCAATTATAACACGCTTAGAAGAAACTCAAAATGAAGGACATCCACAGACCTATGCTTCGTGAAGAAGAAGTAGCCGTTGAACAACAAGAAGCTGGACCAGCTCTTGGAACCGCAGAAGCCCCAGAATTTGAAGCCACACCTGAAGTGTGGAATTCAATGGTAGGCTCTCTGCCCGAAGAAATGCGAGCTGCCCCTGTGTTACAGGAGACCAAGGACTTCGAGTCCTTTGTAAATCAACACCTGAATCAACAAAAGTTGATTGGGAAGAACACCATCGCGGAACCCCAGGAAGACTGGACCGATGACCAGTGGGGAGACCTCTATGGTAAGCTCGGTCGTCCTGAAGACTCAAGTGGTTACTTCGGTGATGAGGAAGGAATCAAAGCTTTGAATACTGAGATTAAGGAAAAGTTCGGAGAGTCTACTCCCGACCTTAATCCAGAAGAACTGGGCCAGTGGGCGGAAACTTTTCATAAGGCCGGAACCAACCCCAAACAGGCGCGTGAGCTTCTCGACAAGTATGTAGAAGTGAAGACTGCCGAAATCACTGCTGCAAATGAACAAGCTAACGAGATCATTGCTGAGAACATCGGGGCTCTCCGTCAAAAGTGGGGGGATAGCTACAACGCCAATAAGGATATGGCCAATCAGGCTTTTGATAAGCTTGCTCCGGACGCTCTTAAAGCTCTTGTTAGTGAGAACTCGGTCTTGGCGAATAACGAGGGATTCCTCTCTTTGTTCCACACACTCGGACTTGAGATCGCTGGCGGGACTCAGACGCAAGGAGGAAGATCCACACCTGGATTCACTCCTAACTCGCCCGCTGCGGCTGAAGCCGAACTCGCGACGATTGAGGCGAACCACGGGACACTGATTAATACTGACCCGAATGGCCTGAATATGGCGGAACGAGCAAAGCGTCAGTCCATCCTGGATAGGCAGATGGAACTATATAAACTGAAATATCCAGAAGAAAGTTAATTTTTTGCTTGAATAACTCTCCCCAGGGGCTACTCCTTTTATACGAAGGGTAGCCCCTCTTCATTTTTGGGGTCCGTCTACGCTCAGAGAGCCCTTGGCCAACGGTAAGGCAAGAATGAGTCCGATTTCGGGCAGCTCAGACGAAAATCTAACTATCATTCTAATATCAACCAAACAATACAATGGCTGAAGTAACTGGAGCAGTAGCTATTACTACTGCATATGTTAATCGGTATCGTTCTGGGTTTGACCAAGCTTTCCAGCAAGGGGACTCCATCTTGAGTCCTTTCGTTGAGCATGAGACACAATCCTCAGAATTCGACTACTACGACCGTATTGGTGAAGCTGATGAAATGACTGAGGATTTGACTCGCTATGGCGATAATCCAATTTCGGAAATCCCGCACGATCGGAGACGTATCGGGCTTAAGGACTACGAACTGGGTAAATACGTAGACGAAAAAGACCTCATGCGTGTCATCACTGACCCAATGAACCCCTATTCCCAAGCTATGATGGCTTCCGGACAACGAAAGAAAGATGATGTCATCTTCGATCGTATGTATGGAACCGCATACACGGGTAAAGCTGGTGGCACATCTGTAACCTGGGTCTCCGCACCTTCCTCTGGGAAGATCAATGTTGGAGAAATCTCAAAAGGTTCTAGTAACCCCATCACTGCTGCTGGTGACTATACGCTGGACGCAGGTAATGTTGAAGGTATTGTCGTTGCACACGACTATACTGGTGTAGGAGTAACTCCTGCCGCCGCCAACATCAACCTGGCAAAGCTAAAAGCCATCCGCTTCACAATGATGCGCCTTGAAGCCATTAATCAGGACAGCGTTCTGAATGTCTTCATGAGCTACTCCCAATTCCAAGCTATGCTCGGAATCGACGAAGTTATCAATTCCGACTACAGTGTTCGTAAGAACCTTGCAGAAGGTAACGTAACTACGTTCTTGGGTTTCCGTTTCATCCACTCGGAACGTGTTCCTGTGGATAGCAATGGATACCGCCGCTGTTTGGTCTGTCTTCCGAAGGCATTCAAGTTGGCGACTGCAAAGTCCCTGACTCTGGATCTCTGGAGAGACAGTGCCAAGAAAAACATCCCATACATGTATATGAAACAGTCTATCGACGGTTCTCGTATGTGGGGTGAGGTTGCTGCTGAAATGCTCTGTGACGAAACCGTTTAATTCTAAATTGAAAGGAAAACTATCATGGCAACTGTAAAATCAGATCAAGTAACTAATATCACGGCGGAGCCTCGCACTCTGCTTCAACCAAACGAAGAAGGCCGCGTATATCGTGCCTACTTCTCTGTAACTGTTGCAGGAACCGAAACGATCGACACCGACGTTTGGGAACTTGCTCGCTTACCTAAAGGCGTTCGCGTCCTGGGTGGTCGTCTAATTCACACGGATCTTGGATCTGCTGGGGACATCGACATCGACCTGGGTCATCGTCCTGTAGATGGCACTGGGGGAGACCCTGATGCGTTTACGGCGACTGCAATCGCTGGACTAGGTGCAGGTGCAGGTCAGATCTCTTGGGGTGATGACGTAGTAGGAGACTTTGGTGTGGAAATCACTGAAGATTCTTATCTCGTTGGTTCATTACTCGATGGTGGATCTGGCGTATTGCAAGCTGGATCATTCAAGGGTTACGTAGATTATCTCCTGGGTGAGTAATTTTGGGTAACTGAGACAACTAAGCTCGATGGGTGGGAAGGGCTAAGGCCCTTCCTGCCTATTTTCTACAAATTATGATGACAGAAGTTCAGATCGCCAACAGGGCGTTAGACGAAATTGGTAAAGGAGAACTCAGCACAATGGCTGATGTATCGTCCACAGGTTCTCTCGTTCGAAGACACTTTGATTCTGTTATCCGGTCTATTATGGCCGAACCCGATTGGTGGGAGTTCGATGTAACTCTTAAAATGAATCCCCAACCGGATGTCGTATATGACGGCACTACTAATACCCATAGATATCGCTACGATCTACCCAACAGGGTAATCATCAAGGGTATCATGGATGAAAATTTCTATTCCATCACCGACTACAAGCCGGAGAAGGACTTTATCTATACTGAGTATAATCCAATCTACCTCGTCTACGTTGCTCCGGTAACTACCTTTCCTGAGTATATCGGAGATGCTATGGTATATAAGCTTGCTGCTGCCATGTCCAAGAAGGGCGAAGGCAACAAGTCGAAGACTCAGTTGCTCCAGGAATACAAGTCGTTCCTTTCAACTGCTCGCAAGCAGTCTAAGCGTCAGCGACCACCTCGTTACTACGCTACTGGAACTCCTTACTCGTATATCGATGCGAGAACTGGACTGAACCCAGCAGACTATCCACCCAACACCTTTGGTCCGTAATGCCTAATGTCATTCAAACAAACATCTCGGCTGGAAAGATCGGTAAGAAAATCCGAGGACGGATTGACAACCCTAAATTCCTTAATGGACTGGATGAGTGTAAGGACTTCATCCCTTTTATTCAGGGTGGCGGAACTAGACGACCAGGCACTGTTCGTATTTCTGATTCTATTGTTAGCTTTGTAGCTTACGATAATGGCCGAATGATTGGCATCAGTGTTGAT